GCATCAGTTTGAAAAATTTCTGGTAAAAAGTCAACACTACGTACTGTTGCCATTAGATAACTCCACTTCCGGATGCAGTACGTAAATTCGTACTGGTTAATGCGTCAATCACATCAATATTGTCAATAGTAGCACCATTAACAAATATTTCGTCTGGTGCGCTACGAACTTCGTATAAATCACCAAAACTCTTTAAAGGGTTCAAAGGAACAAGAACCACACTACTAATTATGCTGCCCAATTCTTGGTGCAAAAATGCAGACAACTCTGAGAAGTAAAATGTGTCACCAAAGCTCCACTTGTCAATTGAAAAATAATCATTCATGGCTGCAATCACAGAACTCTTGATTTGACTTGTGCTGGCAGTTGAGTTACTAGCACGTATTACTTTGATTATGGCTCGAAGGTCGCTGGCGGCTTTGGCACCAAACAAAGGTTTAAACACAACAGAGTTTAGGATAATGTTGTCACTCAACATTTTGTAATCTTGTAGACCTTGATATGATGTAGTCAATTCATCAATGGATGGAATGTCTGGCTCAGTTACTGTGCTAGTAGTGTCACGTAACCAGTTTTGATACGCAGTGTAATAAGACTGTGTGACCACATATAAGTCAATAATGTTAGTGGTACCTGGATCAATTCTGCTGCTCAACGGTGAGTTGTGACGGTACTGATAGTAAAGCGCCTGTCGTCCAGTTCTAGCAATCCAACCAGTTACTACTGTTAGTGTTCTCACATTGGTAGTGCTGATTGATAATTCGTAAAATGCTTCATCGTCGTAGGCATAAAACACCTGCCCTGGCGACCATTCACTCTTGACCAATTCAATATCATCTAGTGTGGCGTAGTCACTATTGACTATACCTGGCTCTACCAGCAAGAATCTTTGTAGGTTATCAAAGTCCAGCGTCTGCTGTAGGAACACTAACTTTTGTGTAGAGTCAACCTCAGGGGCTACAATTTCATTAAAGAAATCAGGATCATCTGGCACACCGTCATTATCACTGTCACGGAATCCCACCAGTACCTGGAAGTCATCAACATACCCGTCGCTTTCAACTGGCTGTCCTGTGATAGTGACTGGAATGTCACCAGGCAAACTCTCAGTTGAGTCTGGCTGTGTGTTAACTGCCAGCACGTTCACAAAGTCCTTAATTACCGTGCCTGTTCTGCTGTCATAAATCTGTTGTCCATCAAAGTAGAAGAATCGTGTTTGTAACACTGATCCAAAGTTGTAACTCAATCCGCGGAAACTGATGGTGTAGTTTTCATTCTCTGTTACAAATTGTACTACCCAGCTGCTGTCGCTGTTGGTACCAGTGGTTGAACCTGCGTTAGCAAGGCTAAATGCAGCACCCTGGGCCAGGTTGGTACTTGAAATCAAATACCATGTGTAAGGTGTACCAGTGATGGTACCGTCGTTGTCGTAGCCAATACCAAAGTTACGATACAACAAGATTTGTTCAGCTATAGATTGTTCAAAGCTCAATGGCAAATCAGTCACAAACAATGGAATAATAGTATCTACAATTGCGCCAGTAGGCACAAAGTTGTTGATAGTAACTGGGCCTGCTCCTGAGCCTAAATTGCCAACACCGCCGTTGTATCCGTTGATGATGATCTGTTGTGGGCTTGCCCAAATAATAGTGCGTTCGGTTGCACGTCCAGGAACACCGGACTGCAATCGGTTGTTGCTATCAAAGTAGAATCCAGTTGGAGCAACAAATTTAATCAGCGCACCTACTTCTACATATTTGAATACTGTTGTTGTGGTTGACCCAACAGCAATTGGTGTTCCTGATGCGTTTTTAAAGTATCCAGTAGTTTCGTTGGCCAGTGTAGTGCTCTGTTGCCAAGTGGTACCTGCTGTGGTTCCTGTGTTGACTGTTTGTCTCGGGAAGTTGGCATAGTAAAACTGCTGAACAGTACTTTCAGTTAACTGAGGCTGTACTTGGTTAGTAATAGCATCTGCAATTTCGTTTCTACTGACCCAACTGAACAAAATTGTTGGAGTCACATCTTGTCTCCACAATGCACCGTCGCTGCCAAATGTGTTGGTGCTGGAATACTTGCCTGTGTTGTCTACTAGGTCAAGATAACGACTTGTACCAATGCTTGCACGGTTCAGTGCTTTACTTTTTAGGATGCTGCTGTACTGGGTGTATGGGAACAGGTTGTAGTCTTCTCCATTGACCATACGATTTTGTGTATAGTAACGAGCAGGAGCACGTTGCTTAATGTCACTGATGTTTTCTCTTGACTGACTGTTGCTGACCGGTTGTGTAATTCCACAAGTAAATGTCAGTGTTTCAAGATTGCCTGCACGGCTGATGTAACTGATTGGAATAGTCACAGCCTGCATTTCTTCAGGGTTAATAATGTACTGCAGGCCGTTGCTGGCACGCACATAAGCACGGAATGTGCCCACAGGAATTTCGCTGAACACTCCGTCGCCAAACACCATAGTGATTTGATCATTTGTTCTAGAGTTTAGTGTATAGATAGGACGCAGTGTGGTGCCAATCTGTTCTGCAGCAGCTGAATAGATGTTTTCAGTATATGTCCACTCTCGGTTGACGTTGCCCACACTGTCTAGCTGGAACAACCAGTAGTCTTCGTTGTTAACACCTTCAATGTTAATGTTTACTGTACGGTTGCTAGTACGTTCTGCAAGGTTGAAGTCTTGGTTTTGCAGCACACCTTGCTTGAACATGAAAAAGTATCCTGTGTTAGCACTTTGAAATCCCAAGCTGTCGTTACGGAACAAGATGTTGTATGGCTGGTTGGCTTGCGGGCTAGGCTCGTACAAGTATGTTTCGCCAACAGATGTACTAGTTACAGCTTCAAATGGCATGCTAACACCGTCTACTGTGGCAGTGTAAGGAACAACAGGCAAAAATCCAGGTACCAAGTTAATCGCGTATTCGTCTGTACGCACACCTAGTATAGTGTTACGATTGCCAGGGCGGCCCACACGTTGTGAATCAACTAAGGCAGAGTTGAGTACTGCTGTAAACTGTTCTTGCCAGTCTGGATTGGTAGGATCGGCCCAGTTGATTGTGAAGTTAGAAAGGTTTATACCTTGGTAATCAATTACGTTTTCAGTTGTGGATACCGATTGCACTTTAAGCATGCCCTGTGCTGCTGTGTTACGCTTGGCAGTGTAACTAACAAGGTTAGCAAGACGCACAACTGAATCGCGACGTTCAGCAGTGTCTAAATAGTTTTCACGAGTGTTAAGATCTGTACGAAACGCCAGGGCCTGCCCCATGAATGCAATGACATCCAGCAGAGCAATAAATTCACTTGATTCAATATAGTCATTGAATGTTTCAGGGTAGTATAAACGTAGGTAATCAACAAAACTCTTGCGCAAAGTTTCAAAATCGTAACTTTGAAAATCTGCTTCGCGATAAGTTTGATAAATTTGTTTCCAGTCTTCAACACCGAAAATTGCTGTTTGTCTTGTGGTTGTTGCCATTGTTTAAGCCTCGTACTTTATTTATCGAGACTAAAAACGGCTCAGTTATACATAGGTGGCGTTGCGCTGCTCTAGGTCAAAGAATATTGACAGACGTTCTGCGTCAGTGCTGGGCACTATCAACAGTTCAATTTCAATCAAAATACCATTGCCTGACGGATATGTTTGTAAGCTGTTGATGTAGATTCTTGGGTCGCCGCCGGCCACTCGCTGAACTTCTCGTTCAATGTCTCGCTGTACTGATTCCAGTTGTGGCTCAAACAAGAAATCCCAAATTGTAGTCCCGTAACCAGGACGCCCAGGCAGTTGTCCTTGACGTATGTTGAACGCATTTAGTAGGTCACGCTTGATCAAATCAAATCCTGTAAGAGTGAATTTTTTAAACTGACCTTGTGTGTTAAATCCAATGAATGTTTTTGCCATAGTAATATTTATTTGTTGTTACGTTACAGATGCCCCGTCACGCTTTTTGCTCAATGCAGCAAGTCGAGCCTTTGTTTCGGTTGATACAGTTGCT